CGCATATTGACCGGTTCCCGGATTATAGTCTACATCAGATTGAATCAAACTAATTTGATTTAAAACATGATTAGAAAGGGCTAGCATATTAAAAGAACTATATACCCCCATAGGTTGACCTACAGAATATTTCAGATTATATCCTAATTCGGGTACAAAATACCCTCTATTAAGAATAGTCATCCATAATTCACCATCAATACCAATGCAGTCCAAAATGTCTGCTTGGAATTGAACAGGAAGTCTATCAGTAGCATTTGATAAATCAATACTATTAATAGGATCCTTCAAGTTCCCGATTATATCGGGATGGTAAAAGGATCTGAAAACAGGACCAGATTGGTTAAAAGTACCATCTTCTGGAATTGCTTTCAGGAAATCTGATAGGGCATCATGTAAAGGTTTAAATAAGATTTGGGTCCACCAATCGGTGATCCCAACTACTCTACATTTTTGTTTAGCTTCATTAACTAATGCCAATCTCCCTGTTAAGAGAGGTGGTAGTGTAGAGAGTAATAACTCTCTAACAGATAGTCCCATATACCAAAGGAAGTAATCAAAATCTTTATTGAATTTGAAACCGACTTCGGAAATATGGAATATATTGATATTTTTATCAAAAACACCAAATAGATTTATGGATAAATAAGCAATTAAATACTTATAATATCCAACTATTAGATGAATAAGATAAAATGACTTATCCAACATAGTTATTATATAAAGAAATTTATATATTAATAATGCTGGTGTCAACAATATACTTAATGAAAGAAAAGCAAAAAGGAGTAAATAAAATCTATATTTAATACACCATTTAACATATGCAAACCATATGACAGGTTGGTTCATAATAGCTAGTAAATCCAATCCAATTGATGTTACAACCAAATTAGAATTTGCACCAGCCTTTTTAGGAACAAAGAAAGTCGGAGATTTAAAACCTCTGAAATTTCCTGTTGAACCTAATTGAGCCACTGCATCTGATATCAATTTGCTATCTAGAGTTCTAGACGAACCTGTAAAAGGTTTCGTAATAGAATCATATTTAGCAGTATGATGACCAGAAACTCCTCTGAAGAAACTCAAGATCGTAAACATAGCTCTTATCATAAGAACTATTCTACTATTTTGTGGACATTCTGTATTTTTCAGAATAGTCAACAAATTTCTTGCATCCTTCGGTAATACTTTTGGTAAACCTTTTCTTGTTACACTTACCCAAGTCTTAAAATCTCTAGTACTTTCATTTGAAAGATAAACTAGGCATAATCTAAGAACTTCGGACCAATATTTAGTGGAATGTATCACTCCGGAATCTAACCAGATTCCAGAAATTTGATTACCGATATTAAATAATACCGATTTCTCTTTTTGTGTTACTCCAAGGATAAAAGAAACTAACCTTATCATTCTTGTAAGTTCTTCTCTTTTCATAAATTCTCTAGATTTCTTCCGTTCTCCTTTTAAAAAGGATAATCGGAAAGGTCGACTAAAGACAAAGTCTTTAATCAACTTATAGAAACCATAAAGAATTATGATATAAGATACAAAACGAACAATCATGAAAGAAGTTAGGTTTTTAACTACATTAAATATTAATTTGATTGTTATTGTAACAGTTAAATTATTGTTTATGTGTTAATTACATATTTTATCAAAATTGGATGGATTTCAGCTTGTTAAGCTCGTAAACCCAGGAAATAGGTAGTTAAACTATTCCAGAATCAAAAATATGTAAAGTGGTCTTTACCACTATTAGGACTTGAGTGAAACTATTTTTAACTAAATAGAATTCTGTCGATCGACGGCCAAGCCGCCTGAAAAACATAGACTCAACAGGTCTTGCCCAGTTTGGCACCAGCTATACTTACTCAGATACAAACAACGTATAAGATTATCGCACAGTTGATGACAATAGGGG